AAAGCATTTCCTTTGAGGTAACCTAAGAAGTCATCCTTTGTCATTGACATCTCAATAATATCTATAGCTTCAACATCTAACATATTATAATGAGAAGGACTATTTACTGGATCTTCTTTAGAGTAAAGATTGGAATTTTCTTCTGACATTTAAAATATCTCCTGAGTTAATAACATTAGACGCAAAGTTTCTAACAGCAGTAGGCTTAACACCTGCATAAGTACAGACAGTTTCAAAGTCTTCACATGTAACACCTACTTCTTTAAATATCCAAGCATGTGCTTGATCTCTGTAGACTTGAACAGAAGTCTTTTCATTATCTATCTTAGGCTTAGTTAGATCTAGTAACGCTTGTAGTATAACAGCAATGTATAATGATCTATGAGAATCTTTATCTGTTATTTCATATAAAGATCCCATAGATACATCAGTGCTTAATTCATAGGGACTGTCAGTCATTATCAAAATACTCTTCAACTGGCCTGTAGAACTTACCACCTACATAACTATTGTAGAATGCAGGTTCATCAGACCCTTCTAAGGTAGCACATAAAACATTGTACTTCATTTGATAGTAACACTCATAATATCGTAAGCTTCGTTTGTTTTTAAACTCAGCTATAATATTAAACTTAAAATTATTTTTACCTAACTTCTTTATGTCTTCTATTAAATGTTTGGAAGATCCCATATAAGATTTCCAATTTGATTCACGTTTCTTTTTACCTTTAGAATAATTAAAATATTGTTTACAACCTATGTAAGATTTCTCTGTTTTGATATTGGTTATCCAGTATACAAAACCAAACTTAGTTAGATCAGGTTTCTTATCATACTCCCAATGCATTACCAGCTAGTCATCTCTTCAACATTAGGTTCTTTAACAACCTTAACCAAGTAGTTAAGACCTCTGGCATACTTGAAAGCACGTAACCCTTTACCTTGATTAGCATCTGACCAACACTCTCGCTTGTGGCTACAATACACACAACCAATAGGTAACTTAAGATTGCCAGACTGCCCATCAGCAACTGGAGAGTAGCACCTATCAGGTACATGACTACCCCCAACCACTCCCTTAAGATGCTTGATTCTTTCTTTGGCATTGATCATCTCCATTTGATGTACAGGAGTTAGACATAACTTACCACTTGATTTATCTATCACAAGAAATGCTGCTTTATCTACACCATTAGCTTGTGCATACGCACTAATCTGTGCGATATAACCAAATGGATCATCTTCTAATAAAGAATTTTCTTTAAACTTCTTAAAGCTAAATCCTGATGCACTCTTACAATCAACCAAGACATCATCTATCATTGAATCTTGATGACCTTTGACACCTTCAACATTGACTTCCTTCTGTTGATCAGTAACTTTATGTCCAGCAATAGAAGCACAGAGTAAAAGAAGTTCTTCTAGAATATAACCATACAGGAATTTAATTCTTGTGCTAGGAGTAATGTCTTCGATATCATGTTTACTGTTAACGTCATACCATAACTGTCTATCAGGTTTTCCTATGCCAGATAGTCTGAGGCTACCTCTTGTTCTAGGTTCCTCATATAGAAATGCTTTAATGTGAACCTTAAGCATCTCTCCAAATGTATCTATGTGTTTGTCTACTTCTTTCTCATCCATCTTGATAGGCTCAAGAGAGAAGAGATCATAAATATCAGCAACTAATGTTTCAATCTTTTTCATATATAAAAAAATAGGGGTGAAGTAAAACAATTAAAAACTTCACCCCCAAGTCTCCCTTAGTTTACATTAAGAGGCGAAAGGAATATCATCATCAAGAGTAGAAGTATTAGCTACATATCCACCGGGAACTACTTCAAAGTCATCAGCCCCATTAGAGTACTCTATAAAATCTACTACTTGTACAGCAGCTAGGTCAGCAGAAATACCTGACTTACCTGCATAGCTCCACTCATAGGGTACAGCTTTAACATTAACTGTACTACCATTAGCAATCAACTTACCATCCCAAGGATTGTTTTGGGAATCTTTAACAGATGGCCCTTGTCTTGATGAACCATCTTTCTTGGCTACTTTTCTTTTAATAGTTACAAAATCTCCACGATCATCACCCTTATTGGTGATTGCAAGTCCAGCACTTTCTATGACAGACCTATTGTTATCATCTACTTCAATCTGTATTGACCATACTGGATCGAACTTAGTGTTCGGCTCAGTGATTGAAGCATAGTGACATTTACCAGTAATATAAATTGGATCATTCATTTTTTTCTATTTCCTATTTTATCGTCACGCTGTTGTGACATGAGTTTCATTTATTGTAACATAATTATATCATACATATTTCTATAGGTCAAGTACTAATTTGAATTAAATTAGCTTTATCTACAGGGATATGAAAGAAAGGTTCATCCAAGTGTGGTGAGCCTTTAGGTTGTCTAGAGTTTTGTATCTTTCCTACACTTGATTCGTTTACAATACTGTCTTTAATAAACCAAGCTTGCTTACAAGTTGTATTGAAGATAACAAAATATAAATCATGGTCTGGGTAATCTTTCTCCTTTCTATTTATTAATCTTTGTTTACGTTGAGGGATACGTACTTCTTCCCAAGTCTCAGGCCAGTAATCATCCCATTGATTTTTTATCTCAACCTCAAAGAAAAACTTCTCGTCTTTACCTTTGACTTTTTTATTAGCTGAGACATCAAAATAATAATCTTCTTTGTCTACAATGTCAGTAAAATTATTTACTGTTAAATAATTAACCATAGCTTTCTTAGCTCTGGCATCATTCTCTTTATAAGATTGTCTATCGAATGGTCTATTGTTATGTGCCATCATTTAAATCCTCTGTTACTTTTTTAAAGTACTGTCCTACTTGAATTACTTGATCTGGTGTAGCGTCAGACATTACACTATTCGCAACTCTAGATACCCAATGGACATTCCCTTTAATATATCCTTTACTTGGAACTATCTTATCTAAAGTAGGAGATTCTTGAAGAGAACCTGTATGATCTCCTCTCTTAAAAACAAATCCTAGTGCAGGACACTTACCATCTTTAGGATAAATTTCTTTTAAATAGTGTGGATCTAAATCAAAATCTAAATTATTAGTTTTAGATTTACTTTTTATTTTAGAACAAGCATAAGTAAAAAATCTAGTTGTACCAGCAGGAGGACTATTTCTATAGCCACCTGTTCTTTCGTTTTCTTTTCTAGACCATTCTCTCTGATAGTCTCTATTTTTTTGACCTGTATACCCCATATCAATGTGTCTCACTCCATGTTGTTCCTATTTTATATTCACAATCAAGAGGACATCTAACTTTAAGTGTACGTTGTGTCTCTTGCATTGCATCCTTAGTAATCTGACCAAAACTTTCAGCATCTTTCTTAGCTACCTCAAACTGATACTCATCATGTATAGAAGCAACTAACTTAGCATCAACATCTAACTTACGTATTTGTTGTGTAATATGTACAAGCCATTGCTTACATATGATAGCACCTGCACCCTGTAGTAAAGTATTTAATGCAGCATGTTCTGATCTAATATGTAATAGTCTACCATCAAGAGCTTTAATAGTATTATTTTTAGACCACCTAACTACATTGTCTTTTAGTTTTTTAAGATTTGGCATGTTAGATAAGAACTTAGTAATTAGTTCTTGTCCCTCTTTAGCAGAGCCACCAACAACCTTACCTATCTTAGCAGGGCCAGCACCATAAAGGAAAGCGTAGATAAAAGTCTTAGCTTGATCACGATCAGTAAGTCCAGCAGCATTCATGTTAGCAGTATGTACATCACCATTGACAACTTCTTCAGTGAAGTTAGAATCATCCATGTAGTGTGCTAGACATCGTAGCTCTAACCCAGATGCATCTGTACCAATCAAGGTGTGCGTGTCTGGATTAGAGACTGTCCATAACGATCTACATTCTTTGCCATAAGGAGAATACATTGCTGGCACTTGAGCCATGTTAGGAGAGTTATGTGCCATCCTGCCTGTTACAGTTCGTAGCGTCATCACTCTACCTCTGACTCTATTATCTTCTTGACATGCCTCAATCCAAGCCTTCAGTAAACCAGTACGTTTCTGTAGTAGAAAGTATCTGCTAAACATTTGTGCTTCAGGCATATCAATCTTAGATAATATTTCTTCACTAACTATTACATTACCCTTCTCTGTATGATGTGTAGGTTGCCAGCCTTTCTCTATCAATCTATCAGCTATCTGTTTACGAGAACCAATATTGAACGGTATGTATTTAGTCTTAGTCTTCATTACTACTTCAGTAGGTTCAAACATTTCTTGGGCTGTGTCCTCCAGTTCTTGTTGTTCTTCTTCTAGTGTAGCAAGAAAGCTCATGGCATTACGTAAGTTAAAAGAGAAACCATTTATTTCTTGCTGATCTACTATAGCTCTTACTTTTCTTTCTAGTTCGTAAGACTTAGAGGAAAATTTAGAACCTTCTTTCTCTAAGGCTTGAGCTACTTTTCTGGTAATCCTTACATCTTGTTTGCAATACTCAAGCATATCAGGTGTAAAGTAATTAAACTCTTTGAAGTCTCCCTTTGGAAAGTTAAACCTCTCACCCCACGCCTTGAGTGAATGTCCTTTATCTCTGATAGGATTATATAACTGTGATTCAATAAGAGTATCTCTAATTTGTGACGGCCTAATATTTGATCCTGTTAAACGATTAAGTATAGGAGCATCAAAGCTTATACCATTGTGCATAATAAATTTATCAATCATCTTAGACCAAGATGCAAACTCTTTACATTCATCTTGTACCCATACCTTTTCTTTACCAGTGGTATAGTTACAAGCTACAATGCAATGTATCTGAGTTGCATCAATCCTATCAGTTTCGATATCAACTACTGCTGTTACCATAACTATTATCCTACCTATAGTTGCGCTTGATCTTCATCGTTATTATCAAATGGATTATTTATTTCTGACATTCTACCAGTTTCTTTATCATAATGCAAGTGACAAGTTACACCAGTGTCACCAGTATATCTATTCTTTAAGATACGTAGAACAGTAGTGTTAGCTTCTACCTCATCGTCAGCCTGTTGATTACGCTCTAGTGCAATCACACTATCAGATAGGTGAGCAATAGATGCAGACCCCCTAAGATGTGAGAGAGATACTTCCCTACCATCTTCATGACCTCTATCACCTGATGGCCTACGTAGGTGACTAACAAGTAGTAAGCCTATGCCTGTCTCTTCAACAAGAGAACGTAGCTTAGTCATAAGAATATCAATAGACTTACGCTCATCTCCATTGTCTTCTTGGCCTGACACTAAGATAGATAAGTGATCAAGAAATACCCACTTACATCCTAAACCTTTAGCCATATACCGTACTCTGCCTAGTATCTCATCGTTAGAGATAGACCCAAAGTGATCAAAGGCAAAGAATCTACCAGTACCTACAGTCTTTTCTTGCCATACCTTTAGCTGATCCCTTGTAAACTGATCTCTAATCTCTTTGATATACAACCTAGCATTAGCTTCAACTGACATGATGTTAAAGGCAGTGTTACGTATGTTTTCTTCCATAGCTAGGACACCAATGTTATCCTTACTGTTCACCATAATGTGATGCATAAGCTCACGTATAATACTAGACTTACCCATGCCAGCACCACTAGTAAAGGTGACTAGCTCACCTGTACGCATACCATAGGTCTTCTCATTGAGTGCAGTCCAAGGATAGAGAACTGTCTCACAAAACTTTTCATCATACAGGCTATCACCTAGTTCATTGAGGTTTCTAATACCTGCTGGTGTAAAGTCTTTAGCATCCCACCACTTGTCTGAGAACTTCTGCCGTTGATTAGTCTTAAGATATTCGTTGGCATCTTTTAGTTCTAACTTAACTATCTTACACTGGTTAGGCTCAAAGAGTGTAGCACATTTCTCTGATGCTTCACGGCCAGCCTTGTCATTATCAAAACATAATACTACCTTATCAAACTTACTGAGATAGTCGAGAGACTTCTGACAATTCTCAAAGGCAGATGCAGCACCATTCTTGATTGATACTACAGGCCACTTAGATCCAAGCATCTCATAGGCAGACATAGCATCTATCTCACCTTCACATACTGTGATAAATTTCTGTGGCTTATTGAATAGATGTTGACCAAAGAGTATAGAGCTAGATAAGTTACCTTCAGACCAGAACTTTTTATTCTGTACCTCTCTAACCTTAGATGCAATGTGGTTACCATTATCATCTACGTACTTATAGATGTGGTGAGTTGTCATGTTACCTGTCTTCTTAATCTCTACACCATATCTCTGTGCAGTTTCTTTCTTAATCTTTCTCTCAGGTATGTCAGATAGTATACCTCTAGTCTTGATTGTACCACTAGCAGGATTGCTCATGGGTATTACTCTTGACTCTTGTTGCATATTATTTCCTTTCTTGTAAACTTTACATACATAACAAAACGTATGACCATCAGAGTATGTAGCATTACCATCACTAGAACCACACTCTTCACACGCACCCATTCGTGCTGTATCAGACATGATAAACTCCTATAGTTTTTTTATAATATATTTTACATCAGGTGAGTATCCCATTGCAACAGTTAATGAGTTACGATACTCTAGTTCTTCTTCAGCTATTTGTTTTGAATTAAATTTCTCAACAATAACATCACCTACATTTTCCTTTAGAACTAATGCCCATTTATTTTTCTTCATATTCTTGATCCCATAACTCATTAACAAAACTTACTTTATCTATCATGATATCTTTAAGTTCTATTCTAGCAAAGTGATTAGCTTCAGTACGATTATATCCTTCATCTTCATACTCACGTAGAAGTCTTTTAAAGATAGATCTTCTTTCTCTTTCCCATAAGTTTTTATCCATCTTTCTCTACCCATTTAGTTTTATCAGGTAAACCTTTTTCTTTTCTTAATTTAGAAAGATCATTTTGTAATTCTTTTACTTGTATCTTTAATGTTTTAATCATAGTATGTAATTTATTCTCTACTTCTAAATGATTTGTTACCATAGCATACTCCTATTGTTTACCTTTGTCAAGATAAAAGATATGTGATCCTACTCTACCTAGCTTAGTAAAGGTAGGACTACGTGACCAATGAGGTGATACTTTCCAAGTGTGGTAATGTGTAGCCCCCATTGTCTGCTCCAACATAACACCTTTTAATATTAGTTCAGATGTATCTATAACTTGTAAGAGAGCATCCAACTCTTTATACTTCTCTGACTTACCATCACAGTAATAACTGAACTGACATTTATTTCTTATTAATTTTCCTTTCCATTTCTTAGCTTGATGCACTACACTACATACAGTATTAGGATATCTTTTATCTTTAACCCTTTGTAATATAACATTTCCTACAGCTATCTGAGCTATAAAACTTTCTGACCTAGCTTCATGATAGATAGCTTCTACCATACACTCGATGTCATACTCACCAGCTTTAGATTTATTTATAGTTAATATAAATGCTATCATAAATACAAACAACATTACTATATAGTATAGTATATATCTCAATGCAACCTCACAATCTTTGTGTCATAGTTAAGATCATCTTCAATACCTAAATGAACTAAGAATCTTATAGCATCTTCTTCTTTCTTAAACTGTTTAACTTTTAATTCTTTTTCATCTGGTAACACAGATGTATTCTCTATGTCAAGTGGATCTTCATCCTCTTGTATTATTATATATGACATTATAATAATAACAATATGGGATATATAAGTGTGCCTAAAAATATTAATACTTCCATTTTATATTCCTCCTACATTTTCTCTCATGATGTCATCGTGATTAAGTTCTGCCCAATAAAGTTCTAATGCTTCAGTCTCTTGATGTGCCATAAACTGATGGTATTCACCGGGGGGTACGATAGACCAGTCACCTTTTTTTAACCATGTACTATCTACTAACTTATAATCTTTCCATCTTTTAATTTCTAGCTCACCAGAAAGAACATAGAAAGCATTGAACTTAGATTGATGTGCATGTTTACTACAGTACCCCCCCAACTCTACATTTATGTGATGAACTTCTACTGAAGGATTCATTATTATTGGCATAGTCTGCCCCCACACCTTACCTTCTTTAATCATTCAACTTCTCCTTTTAATTCCCGAAGTGTGTGTACTATTCTCCAATGTGCTTGAGATAATTTTTGGTAGTCAGACATATACATATCTCCATCCATCTCATGCATACTTCTAACAGGATCACAAACAAATTCATCTAATTTTTCAAACAACTCAAGTATAGTAACATCTTTATTACCCCACTTAACCATTGTCTCTGGTTGTTTAATCTTCTTCATCTTTTCTCTCCTTATCTTTAAGTTTATAATAAGTATCAGGGCTGTCTACAAATACATCGTGGTTGCACATGATACATGAGATAGGTTCCAACCCATCCCAATGTACACAACCACAGTTACAGCAAGTCCATCTGCTTGGCATCTACAGGTCTCCTTATTATTGCAAAGTCTACACGAAACCCTAACGTAGCTTCGTCATCCCATGTCTCTTCGATAGACCAAAACTCCCCATGAGGTGCTGTGTGTAGCCACTCTTCAAAGAGTTCTCTTCTTCTTTCATCACTGTCATCAAGTCTTTCTTCAATCATTTTCTTCCTCCTCTACGTAACAAAACTGTATTGCCTTATAATCTTCTACTGGATCAATCCATTCTTTGACATCATCCATTATTTCCCTGTCAT